CACTGCTTAAGCAGTTTTTCATTGGATAGGAGCGCACTAAGGATTAAGTTCATGCCGGTGTACAACACTTTATCTTTTGCGATAATCTGTGGAATTTCTAAAAACCAGTCATGACCGTTTTCTAATGCTCCAGGGCGTTTATAGCCGTCTATTTCTGTCGGGAACTCAAGCCCGAACTCTGTTTTTAATTCTTCAGCGTTCAAGTTATCACCTCATCTTTAAAATTCTATTGTCCAGCGGAATACCGCGCCGCTTTCCGCATCTATACCTTTGCTGGTTAAAAGCCTCATCTTTGCAGCGGTGCGCTCTTCTTCATCTATCAATGCTACTTCATTTATATCGCCGGTATAATCTCCGGCTTTTATTTCAGCTTCGAAGCAGACGCTTGTTTCTACAGGATAGGTTACAGAGGTAATATCTTTGGTTAAAACAACGTTGTTTAAGTTACCATTATCACTAGGTGGTGCAGGGTTGCCTTGTTCGTCGACCTCTCCTGCTGTACCAAACGCCATTTTTACTATTTTTGCAATAGTACCTGTCGTCCCGATTGCCTGTGCAAATGCCGCTCTATAATCGGTTGTAGTCTTCTTATTGGATTGTAAAAAAGTATCCTGATTAAATTCTGCCAGCGGTGCCGGTTCTCCATTTATACTCAAACTCTGCTTCGGATTAATATTTTGTGTATTGCTCATAATCTTTCAAACGTTCCCTTCCTAATGTTTCCATTTTTATCTGTGCTGTAATAGGTGCACAGGTTTTCCATCTGTGCATTTTGCAGGGAATAGTCTCCCTCCCATGCGTGGCTGCCGTCCCAACAAAAAGAGCCGTCCCATAGGTTTTTTACGTTCCCTGTGGTTCGGCTCTGCATAGCATTAATTTTACCTGTATTTAATGCCCTGTGTTCAATGTTTTGTTTTAAGTCTATATCTACATAATAAATACTGCCTGCTTTATGGCTTGTTAAAAGTCTGTGCTTAGATGTTATTTTATACGTTATATCTGCGCTTTGTCCTGTCTTAAAAGCATATGCAGAATTAACTTTAGTTAAAATATCTATAACATGGGACTGCCTTTCTTTATATTTTGCATCCGGTTTTATACCGGACCAATCAATACTGCCGTCCCAGCACCATACGCCGTCCCAGTACGTATTTTCCGCCGTGCCCAAATTCCAGAAATTATGGTTGGCATTAATGTACTGGATAATACTTGCTCTATGGCTTGTTAAAATCTGACTTATAATCCTGATTACTATAGCAAAACCCAAATGCGCTGGTTTATATGTATTTACGGCGTCTAATAACTCCTTCCATTTTATTTCATCATCACCGCTGACACATAATTCAAACCAGTATTCAGGATTATACTGAATTATATAGCCGGATTTATTTTCACAAAATATATTTATTAAATTGTTCATGAACGTTTCAGATACGGTATTTGCACCTTGCAGTTTCAAGAGTATCTGTATACGTCTGTCTTCTATGCCGGCATTTTCTTTTACGGATATCCCAAGAACTCTTTCCCAGTCAGAAAGGCCCCATGTTGCCGTTTCAACAAAAAGCTGATTTTTTACATCCAATACAGCAAGTCTCAACTTTTCATGCTCATCATCGCTGATTAACTCTGTGTTTTTAAAGTCATCATCAATCGGCAGAAATTTCGGCAGATGCTTCAATGTTTTTACAGGTGTTCGTCTAAGTAGAAATAACATTAAAATCCACCTCATTTTCTAAAATTGGCAACTGTTCTTCAGTGAGAGGTATGTTTTTTGCCTCACCGTTTAAAGTCAGACTGTCATAGTCAATAACGCCACTGCACTCTAAAAGTGTTTTGCCGATATGAGCAATGGATACGTAACCACGATTAAAGCCTATTTCTTTAAAATACGTATCAACCTTTTCTTTGAATTCATCCTTATTTACGCTGCCGTAAATATTGGCTGCTATTTTTACATTCACGGCAGTTGCTGATACTACAGTTAAATCTGCACCAATCGGTTTTTCTTCTTCAAGATATTCACGGACTTTATTCAGTAGCGTTTCATCAGCAACATTCAGATTGGCGTCTATAATTACGACCTTTACAGTACCGTTACCGTTCCAAAGCGGAATACACCTTGCACCGCCTACTCCTTCAATTTCACGTGCCCATAATTCGTAATTATTTTTATTACCGCTTGTCGCCGGATTTCTGACTTTAAAAAGGTATCTATCAAGTAGTTCAGCATCCGTTTCCTCATCGTAGCCGCCTGTTGTAGAATTTTCATTTATCACACTGTTTATGCCGGGAATGGACATGGAAATTACTTTTATGGTCTCAGCATCCACATTTCCAATAACTCCGGCTGTTGCAGCTTCAATATTTATCTGTCCGTTTTCTTTTATATCCGTATTTTCCGTAGCTACAAACTGGATACCGCTTTCTGTTGCAAAGGTAGCTCCTGCATAAACCGTGCCCGTGCCTTTTACGGTCAAAACACCTATAGCTTTGGTAGCTTCTTTGCGGATAACGCCGTACTGTTTAGCCAGCATGGTTAGATACTCGCCGTATGATGTATCGGCAAAAGCAACTTTGTTTAATTCCTCAAGTTCAACTTCAGCTTTTGCAAACTCGATTGAGTTGCTGGCGAGTGCATCATACTGGAACGTTCCTTCAAACAGCCCAGTCTTTGCCCTCGAGCTATTTATCATTTCCTGCAATATATCTTTTTGGTCTCTTGCCTTATACATTAATCACCAGCTCCCCGTAAACCGTAGTTAAATCAATTTCACAGTTTAATTCTGTTTTTTCCCGATTTATTGTTATGGAATTTATGGATTTTATATATGGATTTACCATTAAACATTCAATTATAGCCCTTTTAAATTCGGAAATCCTCTCACCGACAGTCATGACCTTGCCAATAAATTTCTTTAGTTCAATACCATATTGCCAGCTATATGCTGTATATCTGAAACGTTCTGTTTTCAGTGCCTTATAAATCCAGACTTTTATAGCTTCATTTCCTTCGACTAACACGTGATTACCAGCATTATCATAGATGAACTTGTCCGTGTCGAAATCCCATGCGTATTCTTTGTATAGCGGTAAATCTTCTTCTGTAGCAATTGTATTTGTGCCGGTAAATGGAAATTCATCACTCAAGTTTTACCACCTCTTCATTTATAATATAGAGCTGACCTTCTGCGCCTTCGCACGGCAGGATACTGACCCAGTCGCCGACTTTCAGCGTATCGGTATAGATAAAATTTTCAGTGTAGTCATTATCTATACTGTGATTATGACTTTCGTACTGCGCATCGCCACTACCGCCGGATTTGTTCTGCGTTGCCGAAACTAAATGTCCTCGTGCTGTTCGTTCATAGCCTACAAGAAGCCGTTTTGAAATATACGCATTTTCCTTTGTAAGCTCGATGTTATTTGCTTTGATAATAAAATTCGGCGGCGGTTGAACTACAATTCCGATAAAAGCACTGCGTGGAACGTGAGACTGTGCAACACCGTGCATAATATTCACAATTTGCTCAACACTTGCTTCCGCACTCGGGATTTGTGCCATTTATATCACCTACTTTTTCGTTTTTTCCTGTGGAGCTTTTTCCTCATTCATCATATTTTCAAATTCAAGTTCAATTTTCATCATATGATTGCCGTTCTGAAATGTATGCACATCGGACTTTATCCAGAATTTACCGGCATTTAAGCTATCTCTTATTTCTATGGAGTATGAAGATTTCACTCGATAGTCTCCGATGAGCGTAAGAGAACCGCTTCTATCCGGTCCTTTCAGCATTGCTTCGACTTCTTTGTTGGTATCCTTGTTCGGGTCGGTCTTATAAACATCTTGTATCATGGAATATTTGCCAATCCATTCATCATTACGCTTATATCCCGTCATATTGCCCTGCTGGTCAGTAATCATTATCTGATTGACCATGTTTTCAATACTTTCTTTGTAAGTGCTCTCCGTCATATTGCTGCGGCTGTCGGCAACATAATTTTCGATTAATGTACCCTTTAAAATGATATCAAGCTGGTCGTTATTCATTATTGGGTGATATTTTTCGCCCGTTTTTTTACTGGCTTCCGTATAACCCATCATAATTATCTGATAGCCCGTTTTACGGTCCGCAATGAAACTTACCGGAACACCCGTTTTAATCAGATTACCAACTTTGACGCCGAGTTCTCTGCATATCGCCGCCGTTATATCTTCAGCCGTTATATTTACAAACTTCTTTGTTGTTTTGGATTTACTAAGAATAAAAAGGTTGTCAAAAGCAGTGATTCGTACATTGGAATTCTGTCTGTTTTTTTCTACATCAAAAACGTTGCCACGAAAGACGATATTATTTTCTTCATCATAGCCGAAAATCGTTTCGCCGTTGTTTATTTCAAGAACCGGAATAAGAGTGTCTCGGTCATCCTGTACATAATCAAATACAAGTTTTCTGGCAACCTGCATGCGGCTGCCGCTCCACGTTATCTTTTTTACCAATGTAGATATATCTTTACCTTTGTGAAATATCTTCATTTCAAATTCTTCCTTAAATTCAGTTTCGTTACATTGTTTATAGCCAGATTTTTTAAATCGTTGGACTGTACGATATTTCGCCAGTGGCTGTAGTCGCCGTATACTTTTTTGGAAGCATCCAAAATATCGTCGGCTTTATCAACCCAGCTTTCGGGATTTTCGGGCTCATCTGTTCGCTGTTTCAATCCTGTAGTTTCATCTATCTGTTTATCATTATTGGCAGACGGCGTATTGAGTTCCTTATATTCAATAAAAGATAATTTATAATAAATATCTCTTGTCCCATCCTGCTCCCGATAGGTGAAATCTCGAAGCCCCATCATTAAATTTACAGGGCTGTCAGTTATTATTACCCTTATCGGCTTTTTGGCTTCTTTCCATTTTGTTAGTAATTCCACACATTCAATCGGAGTTTTGACATCTCCCACGACAAATGGATAGTCATGTTTTGGATGCGGAAAAAAACCGGAGACGCTCAGCCGTTTAAGTTTTGCATTACCAAACAGCATAGCTTCACCGAAATCAAGGATATCTATTGTTTCATTATTTTGTGCTGTTTTTATTTCGTAACTGCGAGGAGTAACGGGGATAGTGAATTTTTCATTATCCGAGCTTAATATTATCTGCCGTTTTGCAGCAGTTTCATTTCCTAGTGCCAAAGATAAAAGATTTACTATGCTATAAGTCTTATTCATAAAACTGTCAAGGCTCATCAGTATGCACCTCCATAGTTTGCATTTACTTGTCGCATAATAGACATTAGACGGTAGGCGATTTCGTCAATATCCTGTTCATTGCGCACTATAAAAGTATTGCCGGTAATTGTTACATTGCCACCGCCCGTATTGGAAGTGTTTTCGGCAAGTTCACGTTGAATAATTCGTTCTGTGGTCTGTGCCGGATATATGCGACTGCCGGTCGGAAGGTCAACAATTTCTCCGCCTTGTTCGTTTATCTCGGTAAGACCGCCTTTCCAGTTCATTGTTCCTGTAGCATTTTTCCCTATACCACCATCAACAAAACTGAGTACACTCTGAACAGGAGACGGAGCGGAATTTTTAAGTTCAATGTATTTCTGCCTAATAGGACCGAAAACATTCGTTTCAAACCAGTTGACTACACCTGCCCATGCGCTCTGAATAGTGGTTATAGCACTGTTTATACCAGCGGCAATTCCTGCGCCTGCGCTCTGTGCCAGATTTTCTAAAGGATTATATATATTGCCAGTAAACCAGCTTACGGCTTCACTCCACTTGCTTTGAATATTTTCCCATGCACTTGCGGCAGACTGCCAAATGCTGTTCCACATTTCTATATTTGCCTGTGTCTGTATTTGTGCATTTTGTACCTGCATCTGCCCTGCCGTATTAGTTGTATCGGTAATACCGTTCCAGATTTCCGTTGCAAAGTCTTTAAGCCCTGAAAACGCCTGTTTTTGCCCTTCAACCTGTATTTGATTACTTTCAAGTTGCATTTGTCCGGCAATGTTAACATTGTCAGTGATTTCACCCCAAATACCGGAAACAAAATCTCGAAAACCTGAATACATTTGTTGCTGGCTGTTCATTTGCGCCTGAGCGAATTGCAGTTGAGCCTGTCCGCTTTGTTCTGCAATATTATTAAATGAAGTACTTACTCCGTCATACTGCATTTGCGATATATTCATATTTGTTGCAACTGACATGTTTTGAGCTTGTCCCCATGAACTGTCATTGATGCGTTTTATAATATTGTTATCCGCAGAAAAATCGAAAAGTCTTGAAATACTATCGGCAAATTGACTGCCTAAAATACTGCCGCCAATACCACCGATAGCACCGCCGATAATTGCACCGGCTCCCGTACCGATACCAGGGAGAACGGAACCGATTGCAGCACCTGTTGCTCCGCCAAGTTTTGCACCTGCCCAGCCGCCTGCAAGACCTCCGCCGGCTCGTGCAACGGCAGCGCCTTTTTCTCCCTCGTCGGCACTGTATATATCATACGCGGCAAAAGGAACGGTAAGGGCAATATTGGCTTTATTTATACCACCGCCATAATTCCAGCCTGTTTTTATTGCATCTTTTGTATTACTCCAGATAGTAGGTTTTGCAGGCGGGGTTTTCGGTTTATCCGTAGGTGGCGCACTGGGCTCATTTGGTACTATCGGCGGCGTTTCACCCGGTTGATTTTTACCGTTTACGTAAACATTTTGGGCATTTAGAATAACATCTTTTACAGTCTGTCCAGGGAGATTCGTCGGCAGATTATTAGGTACTGAACCCGGCAAATCTTTAGGAATACCTTTGGCAATATCAATCAGATTTTTAACACTTTGTACGGATTTAGCAACGATATTATAAAATTTCTTTGCTCCGGCAATAAGTCCGATAAACAAACCTGCACCGGCGGCAACTGAACCCATGCCGTCCATCTGTATCATCTTTGAAAATGCGTCTCTGAATGGTTTTGTTACAAGGTCGAATGTTCCCCAGAATGTAAAACCGTTTTCAAATAATTTGTTAGCATCTAAAACAAGTTCAGTGATTTCCTTAACAAGACTTCTTAGCCCGCCTGTTGCTGAGCCTTCCATAAGTGTATCTTGAAAATTCTCCCACGCGCCGCCGAGCTGTTCAATATCACCTTTTAAGTTATCCAACATAGTTTCAGCCTGTTCTTGGACTGTAACTTTCGTCATTTCATCGTACATATCTTTAACGGATTGACTTGTAAATTCACCAAGTACCTGAGCGGCACGAATACCGTCAGAACCAAAAGCATCTTTATAAAGTGAATTTAATTCCTGCTCTGTAAGTCCCTGCGTACTTTCGTGCAGAATATCTGCTATTTCACCTAAAGAACGAAGTTGACCTTTTTCATTATAAAACTGATTTTTGCCATCTTTTAATAAACCCAGCTTTTCAAATGCTGCTACTGCCGGTTTTGTTGCAGGTTCAATCTGCTGTAACATGGATTTTAAACTTGTACCGGCATCTGAGCCTTTAAGCCCACGGGAAGCCATAAGCGCAAGAGCTGTATTTACCTCATCAAAATCCATACCGGCTTTTTTGGCTACGATACCGACAGCGGAAAGGGAATACTTC